CTCCATCAGTAATACTTAAATATTTGTAATCATCATTTTGAATTTGCCATTCATCTGGAATTTCTTCTATAAATATCTCATTATCTCCAACTGAAATATCTTCAGTAATATTGACCGAAGTAACTTCAGCACTTTTCACAGGAAGTCTAATAGGCATTGTGTCTTGAACTGCTAAATCGTCAAAAGTCTGTGTAGTAGCAACATATTCAAAAAAGCCTTCAATGTCTCCTTCCCACAATTCCTTTTCATATGGTCCAGTTCTTAGTAAAGTTCCCGAAGTAAATGCCCCATCATCAATTCTAGAAGCTAAATTAGTCCTAACTATAGGAAACCAGGGTTCTAATTCTTGTTTATAAATTGTTTTTGCTTCTAAGTTCATACTAAAACCTGTATCTACTTTGTTAATATTAATATTAGAAGTTGTATAAAATTTTAAAGACATAGAAGCAATAGTACTTAGAAACGGATAGCCATTATTAAAAGATTCTAAGACTGACCAATGATTAGAACTATTATCATCAAAAATCCAATCCTTATAAGTTGTTTCAAACTTTATTGGATAAGTCATTTCCTCAGTAGTTCTACCTAATTGCCAGTCTTCTTGTAAATTGTACACCAAGTTTTCATTTATTAATGACTTATCATAATAACAGCCACTTCCAGTAGATTCTTGTGATGTAATAGATTTAAAAAAAGGTACTGATATTGGATTTTTAACAAGTAACCGAGAATTAGAAGCAGAAATATCTTTTTTTAACTCTTCAGCTTTGTTTACTATTAATTCATAAGGAGTATCTGACTCGGTTTCTTCACTATAAAGTGGTGGAGATATATTTTCTTCCACAGCAGTTATGAAATCAGAATATTTATAGAATATCCCATTTGGATAATCAACTGCATAATAAGATTTATTCAATAATATTGCTTGTCTAATTTGAGTATGCTCATTATAAGTGATTACTCCATCATTTTCTAACTCATGCAAAAAATATTCAATTTCTGTTTCCTTTCCATAATTTATAGCTTCTAACGTTTGTAGCTGGACACCGGAATTTGATCCTAAACTTCCAGCAAAATAACTATTTTTAATATAAGCGAAACCAATACACAAACCACTGACTGTAAGTGCTGTATCAGTAGTATTAATATTTCCTGTCATGTAGCTATTTTTTATAACAAGTTTACCCTCTCCAAAATTCCCACCACAGAGGCCAGCCCCATTAAAAGCTGTTTTTACACTGCCTTCAAAGGAACAATTTTCAATTATAACTGCTGCATCAGCCATTAATTTTCACCCCAGCTTATATCATTAATAGTGCCAATTAATCCGCCAGCTCCTACTGAAGTGATATAAGTTAAATTACTATCATATTCTCCAATAGTTTCTACGTGACAGTTAACTGCCTTTATATTCTTTAATTTTGTCGGTTTAGTATCAACAACATTTTCTCCAGTAGTATATCTAACCTTATTTATTACTAACCCACAGTTACTATCTCCTACTATATCGGCATTTTTGAAAATGATATCTCTTATTGTACCCCCCCTAAAGAACTCTATTAAACCACCATTACTCTGGTAATTCACTGTTATTGTGTGCCCATTTCCATATAAATCTAATGTTAAATAATCGCTATAAAGATGGTCAAGTTCCAGATACTGAGAATCAACAACACTATTCCAAAAATTACTAATACTAGGCAACCTATCAATTGTTATGTCATTAACTAATTCGAAAGTCATTCCTGGGCCAAATCTCATATTAACTAAATCTTCGGCAGTTGATATTTCTCTGTTAATTGGGTCACCAACCATTGAAGAAAAGTCTATATTCGGAATTTCTAAAGTACCAGGCCATATAGCATATTTTTTAGGAAAATGTACCTCGGGGTCACCTTTATATTTATATCCCGGAAATGATGCTCGCATCCCAGCTAAAAAATATGGATATGGAACTACATTTAATTTACTATAGTCATAATTGTTTTCTAAGATTTCCGGCATATCTAATCCATATTCATAAGCAATCCAACTTGCAGTAACAATTCTATTTCCAAAACCATCTAATATATAATAATTAACGTTTCCATCATAACTTATTTCTGCTTTTTTATTGGCCTCCATATCATAATCACTATCAACTGCATTTATTATTCCTTCAACTATACCTTTAGTATCAATTCTACTAGTTGGTGATACATTAAAGTTAACAATACAGCCTGGAACATCATTAAATTCAACTACAAGGACAAATCTAAAGGTAGCGTCAAATGATGGCTCTGGCTCATAACTAAACCAACTTTTCACAAAATAAGCTTCATTATCCTTAAATTTTGTAGAGATTGGAGTACTAAAGTTTACAGTAATCCAATTCTCAATAACTTTATATACATGATTTGTATCCTTATCGCCTACAGTATCTTTCCATTCTGTTAGTGTTTTACCTACACCCTTATGCATAAATTCCTCTTCTTCACCAATAATATAGTATTTTTTTTGATACAAATAGTCTGTTACCTCTTCACCCTGCTCATTTGTATATGTCCACTCATCAGCAATTTCCCTTTCCCCAACTTCCACGATCGATGTTCGGTCTATCACAATAGTAGGTTTGTATTGGTTTATAAAATCCTCATATCCATAATCCCAATTTGGATATTTCACAGATTACACCTCATTTCTTGAAACTGTTCTAATCATTCTGTTTGACCCCTTACCTTGTCCAGCAATTAAAATCTTATTTTCGTTGGAAGTCTTATTTTCTTTAAAATTAATCATTTGTACACTATCAAATTCTGGATTTAATCTAACACCTTTTCTAATTTTAGCAGTTAAAACTTTGAAAACAATCTGCTTGGTGGTCAAATCTAATTGCAGTTCCCAACCTAAACCAGTTGTCTTTGCAATTTCATATAAAATTTCTGATATTTTTTGAAATCTAGCTTTATAATGAATGATGCTTCCTTTCTCTCGATCTACTTCATTTACTAGATTATCTACAGATCTAGTAGGATCTGTCGAATTAATAACATTCACATTCACATAGTGCTTCATAGCACTTTCAGCAGCTCCCACAAAAGTATCGTACCCATCATCCACATTTACGTTATTAAAAGCTATTCTGTTCTCAAATATTTCCCCTAATCCTTTTCCAGATACAGTTACATACTCACCCTCAGAATTTTTCTCTAGTTCTCTAGTAGCAATTCTTCCTGCATAAACTTTAGAAGCCTTTTTGATAGCCACATAATTTTCTAATTGCAGATATTTGGACACATTATTATTCCTATTTAAACTTAATTTATAATCATCAATTTTTCTCCATTTTCTATTCCACACAAAATCTTGAAAATCATCAAGAACAGCAAGCAGCTCAAAATCTGGTGTAAAGATTAATATTGTTTCTTTGTTGCTGTAGATTTTTAGGAATAAGCTAGTTTCACTATTTATTTGAAAATCAAGTGATCCTAACAACTCTTTAAGTTTTACCAATTCAAGATCTAGAGAAGTGGTACTTTGGAATGAAATTTCACTCCAAGTAGAACTGACTGGTATTACAAAAGAAGAGCTAATTGCACCTTTTAGATTAATACCCGTGCTCAATTTTAAAGCGAAATCTGTATTACTAACAAAATTCATCTCTAAAACTGGTATCTCCTCAAGAGTATAATTTATGGTTAAGCTATTTTGATAGATTGTCTTATCAACTAAAGTAAAATCAAGTATTATACTATTTTTATATTTTGGGCTACTGTATTCTAAATTAATTAAATTATCTAGAAGTTTGTAATTCACATCCAACACAGTTACATCTTTATTTTCATAGTTTATTTCTAATTCAAGCAGTTTAGCATTAGTGTACTCAGCTATCAATCTATTATCCTGTTTTACAAAATCCAATTGTATGTCATTAATGTTTTTGCCATTATAAGTTACCGTCAACTGGTTATTAATTCCATTATAATAGTTTAAAGAAACAGAATTATTATTTTTAGAGAAAAGCAGACCTACAGCTGAGGTATATTCGTTCAAGTAATTTACATTTAATGAACTGTAAGCCTGCACATACTGTATATTCAAACTATTTATAGGAGGATTATAATATTTAATTCTCATTGCTATTTCCTCCTCCTGAGTTTAAGGTGCTAAATTACCTACTACCAGTAGCTCTAAAGAAGCATCACCAACTGTTTGAACCTCATCAGTTGATAATTTAAAGAATACTTCAACAATATCACTATTTGTAAAAGGAATTGTAATTTGCTCTAAGCTTTCGAATGGATCTGCTGTACTTGAAAGTAAACAATCAACACTATTTTCAGTAGTTCCTAAAGTAATGCTTTCAAAAGTGTCAGTAGTTACATTTGTTGCAATTTTAACCTTATAAATATCAGTGTCCTTTAATGGTGAAAGTTGTCCAACATTAATAGAATTTATTAAAGTATCAGCTTCATCAAAGAAATAGATATCTTCTTCAGTTGGAAATGATAAGTCTTGTCCAGTATCAATTGATACTGGAGTATAGTTATATCCTTCATATGCTTTTAATGAAGTAGTAATTTGATTAGGAGAAAACGGTTGTTCAATTTCTTCTATTACAATTACTTGACTATCAGTAGAATGAGCAATTTTACCCACATTAGTAGTATTTATTATAACGTTCTCTATGCCAGTAAAACTAACAATTTCAGTTTGACTAGCTGGGTAAATAGGCACATCTATAGATCCATCATCTAACATTCCTATAGCGAAAGTGTTTACGTAAGGTTTTTGAGGAAGTTCTTGCATAAATGACTGAGTTGAAAGATTATACATTACAATTGAAACAGAGTGTGCACTACTAGAATCCATTCCAGCCACAAATGCTGTACATTCTAAATCTCCACTACTCTCATTAATAACTGTGTGAATATCAGCTACCCTTATTACAGTTTCTATATCAGAAATATCAGCTGTATCAACTAATGTTTGTTCTATAATACCAGAAGTTCCACTCCTTCCATGTATATAGCTTCCATTATCCGGATTATCAACTGTAACTATGGTACTTGACTCACCATAATCACTCTCATAAATAATTTCTAATACGTATGGGGAATCATTATTACCAGTATAATCTATAGTATTAACTGGTGAAGTATAATTATCATTAGGGTCGAGAGTTCGTACATAATAGTCTGGAGTACCATCCTCGAGTAAAACTGCTATTCTACAATCAGCATTATTTATACTAAGTCCATTATCCCTTATTCTAATTACTGCTCCAGTACCACCATTCAAAGTATAACTTGTAGTAGCTGTTAAACCCTCCTTTAAATCTTTAATTGATATTTCATATAAAAGCCCATTCACACTCCCCAACTGTAATATTTCTTCACCATGATCACCTAAAATATTAATAGATTCAATACTGCCAGTTATATCACTTAAAGTTCCATCAAATATTAAACTGGCCTCAACTACACCATAAACAGCTATCTGCGGTTCTCCTCCAGCTAAATAAGTTCTTGCTACATAATTACCACTATTAGACACAGTCAAATTTGAATTACAAAATCCGGCATCTCCAGCATTAAAAGTTCCTAACGAAGATAAATCAAGAATTAAATCTCCTAAAGCCATCTTTATCACACTCCTAAATATCTGTTGTAAAACTTAATCTTAAAATCTGTTTCAGCTGTTGTGTTTGCTCCTTCACATCTCAATGAATTGTCTCCTCTTTCAAGATAAAACAGATTAGAATCTAAATCTAAAATATTCATAGCTCTACGATTCTGCCCTAACTCATTTATAAAGGATATATTCTTATTACCAAACTCTGTGCTAATTTTTACTTTTTCACCAGCCAACAATTCTTTATTAATTTTTATCTCGTTACCGGACGTCATATTCATAATTCTTGGGTTAACAATTGGACCTAGAATTTCTATCTCACAGAATGTCTTTGTATCACCAGAATTTACAACAGAGTAATTAGAATCAATCGGTAAATTAATTTCTGTAGCTTCTATATCAAACCAACGTGGATCACTTGCTAAAAAACTTACTTGAACAGCTTGAAAGTTTCTTCCTCGAGCATCACCACCAGGCATTTGCACATTTTCAAGTTCCACATTTATTTGAAAAGTAGTCCCGTCATTCTGTTGCCAAATGAGTTTACCTTGCTTTAAAACAGGATTTAGCTTTGAAATAACTTCCCTTCTCAAATTAAATAATGACTGCACATCTCTATCAGTTATTCTAAACTGTAAATCAATGACTCTGGATTGAAAAATTCTATTTATTACAGTCGTTCCAATTTGATTTGGAGCTTTAGTTTCTTTTAAGGAATGTGCTGTATTTGCAAAACCACTCCACTCATTCAGTATAAATTTGTTGGTTTCTGGAAGCGACAAAATGTCTCCTTCTGAATTTATAAAACTGATTAGCATAAATCTCACCTACCTATTAATCTATACTGAAAGTACAGCTCCCTTGTGTAATTATCTGAGCTTCTCCTGCTAAAGGCATTTTAACACTAGAGAAATGATATAATCCAAGTACAATTCCAGTTGTTCCTGAGGCTACGTCACATAAAAAAGCATAAGTTATACCGATGTCCTCATTCTCAGCCCAAGGACCAAATTCTATTTGTGCACTATTTTCAATCTCATAAGAATCACCATTAATAACAGGGGCAGTAAATACAGACTCTTTCCTTTCATAACCTGCATCATCTACTTCAGTTAAATCAGCTAACTGTACAGTCTCATCTAAACTTCCTGCAGGATTAGTAGCAAGTCCTACATAAATATTTGTAGGAAGTGTTCCAGTGTTTCTAAATAAAGCATTCAAAACTAATTTTTCGCCGTCATTTGTTAGACTGGCCATAGTAATCACCCTTTCTATTTCGTACCATATTCTGCTCCAAGTTTTCTTAATAATTGTTGTTGTTTTCTTCTCTCTTCAGATTTAGAAGTGCTATTAGAACCATTCACAGTCACATTAGGTTGAAAATTATTATAAGTTGTATTTTGAGAGGAGTAATTGTTATTTGTAGCTGATACAGCTGCTGGATTTACTACAGATGGAGATATATTTAGATTTTCCATGCTGCCAACCATTTTTGCTTTAACCTGGTCTATAGTGTCAGAAAGAGAACCCTCATTTTTTTCTATTCCAATCTCTAAACCAGTACCGACATTATCACCAATTCCCATAAAAACTTTTGAGGGAGAATTAATACCCAATGCTTTTTTTGCTGCATCAGTTAGCCCCTTAGCAACATCTGTAACCGAACTGACCACTTTATTCATTGCAGCACTTACTCCATCAGCTAAACTACTAATTATGTTTCTGCCTACTGAATAAAGATCCTGATTAGAAAGATAATCATAAGCATCTTCCCAAAAAGATTTTATTCCCCCTACAATCTCACCAATCTTTTCTGGTATCCAATCAACTACAGCATTAAACATTGCTTTCATGTCAGAAGCTATATTTTCAAATGCAGTTACTGTGAAGTCGATAACATTACTCCAGACATCGCTGATCATCTGTGGCAAACTGTTAAATGCACTAGAAAAGTTAGTAATAAAATTAGTAAACATACTAACAGTCGACTGCCAAATAGCTGAATTGGTGATTGCTGAAGTTATAGCATCCCAGGCACTAACAACTTTGTTGCGCATACTCAAGAAACTATCTATTATAACTGTCTTAGCATCAACAAAAATTTCAGTAACTTTTTTCATGAATTCAGATTCAGCTATTATATTGACTAAATTACTCCAAATATCACTTATAAAGGTAGATATTTTATTCCAGATCTCTTTTGTATAAACCCAGATTTCATCCCAGTACTTAATAATTAATCCTTGTGGTGTCCAGTTTAAAAATAAAGTCCAGATCATATCGAGGGCTTTACTTAAAACAGTCTTTATACCATTCCAGACAGTTTTTGTAGCACTCTTAATGCCTTTCCAGGCAGTAGTAAATACATTTGTTATCTTAGCCATCATATTACTTATTAAATTTGTTAAACTCTTTAATGCCCCACTAATGATGCCGGTGATATCATTCCATATCTGCGGAAAATATTTTGGCAGTTTCAACCAGGTACCAATAAATACATCCAATAAAAACTTAACGAAATCTATTATTTCTTTGTGCCATTTAACAAATATAGCAATTACACCTGCAACTGCTGCAACAATTGCAACTAATGGGCCAGCTCCTAAGGCCATAATTGCTGAACCTACTGCAGTAATTGCAGGGATTAAGGGAGCTATTGCAGTCATTATAGAGCCAACAACTACTAAAACTGGTCCTATTGCAGTAGCAAGCATTCCAAAAACTCCAATAACTGCTTGCACTGATTCCGGTAAATTTCCAAACCATGCTGCTACTTTCCGTATTCCTCCAACTAATGCTTGTAATATAGGAAGTAAAACAGTTGAAATTGCAGGCTCTAACATATCATAAATTGATAATGCTGCATCAATAAGTCCGTCTTTTAATAAGCCTAACTGCTTTTGCATAGATTTCATTTGTTTTTTTGCTATTTCTTCAGTAGCACCACCGGCATTTTCTAATTCAGTCTGATATTCTCTAATCTGCTCAGAGGTACCCATTAATAAGTTAATAGTCTTTTGAGTTTCAGCATTAAAACCTAATCTCTTCAATAAAGAAGTCTGTTCTTGAGATGATAAACCTTCCATTCTACCTTCAAGCATTTCGACAATATCAGCCATATTTTTCATATTACCTTCTGAGTCATAAATACTCATATTCAATTCTTCCCAGGTGTCTGTATTTTTACCCTGGGCATCCTGTAAGTATGTTAAAGTCCTGGCTAATGTATTTCCTGCTTCAGAACCCTTACGGCCCTGGTCAGCAAATACTGATAATACCGCAACTCCTTCTTCAATTGATTTATTTGTAGCTTTTAAAGATGCAGCTGCTTCATTAGTTAAAGCCTCAGAAAACTGCTGAGTACTTGCATTAGCCATATTCTGCGCTTGTGTTAATACATCAGATACCCGCTGCATATTCTCCATATGCTCGGCTGTATCTTCTGCAGCAAGTCCTAAAGCACTTTGAGCATCAGTTAAAAGATCAGTAGCAGTGGCCATATCAAAATTACCAGCTGTCGCAAATTGTGCTACCTTAGGTAAAGCTTCCATTGCTTCAGCAGCATCCATTCCAGCAGATGCCAGATAATAATACGAATCTGCAGCCTCTTTTGCTGATTTATCAGTGGATAAAGCGACCTGTCTGGCTGTTTCTTCCATCTGGGTTCTCATTTCATTAGAAACATCACCCATAATAGAAAGAGATTGAGTCATAGAATTTTCAAACTCAATCCCAAATTTACCTGCTGCAGCTCCAATTGCTGCTAAAGGTGCCGTTATATATTTTGTCATTGCACTACCTGTTGATTTTAATTTAGTCCCTGTTTTAGAAACAGATTTTGCCAGTCCAGATAATTCATCTTTGGTAGTTTTAATACCAGCTTTAAAATCTTTTACTCCTGCAATGAAATTAGTTACTATTGCACCTGCATTATAGGCCATAAGCTCACCTCCTGATCTTTAAATTAGGATTATGATTTTTTAACTCTGTATCTGATGCAACTCCTACATTGCTTAAACTTTTATTTTCTTTAATTTTCTTATTATTATCTTTTGTTAAAAATTCATCTGAATTATCTTGAGATCTACTTGCCCTGAGCATCTTATACCTCAAATTAATTTCGTCTATTTCTCTATTTTGTATCTGTTTGAAAATCTCTTCTATCTGTTTTTTGGAGTATCTCCAAATCACTTCATCAGGAGGCAATGAATAAGTACTGGCAATTTTCTCTACCGCTTCGAACTCTGTAATTTGCCTGTTATCTTCTGAATTACCGCCTTCTTCCGAAGAACTTTTGTAAAATTTTCTATGATCGACTCAATATCATTTACTTCTAAAATGACACTAAAGAGCTTTATTTCCTGAGGCAGCAATAGATTATTGTTTACCCACTCTTCATCTTTATCCAATGCTGCAGCATATAGTTTCAATAAAGCTTGATCACTAATAATAGTAATTAATTCATCTATATGGTCTTCTGCATTTTCCAGTACCTCTTGATCTAAATTCATTACAAGTTCAGCAAAAACATTAATGAGTTTTCCGTATTTAGCTCTAACCAGTGGGCCAACTTCAAATTTTTCTTTACCAACATAAACCTCTTTAGTTTCTGGCATTAAAACTTCATCAACTTTAGTACTCAAAATTATCTCCTCCTATAGTAAAAAGCAGGGTTGCCCCTGCTTTAAATTTATTTGTTATGCAACTGTAGTGAAACTGGTACGATAATTATCGCCCATTGTATTTCCAGCCATATCTCTTACCTCACCAGATACAAAAGCCAGATATAATGTATCGTTATCTAGACTAGATTCCGGAATAAATGTAACTGTAAAATCATTAGGATTATAGGCTAATTCACCTTCAATTTCAGTTCCAGATGCATTAACAAGATTAAAATTACCACTGGTAATATCCCTTTGTTGAATAGCTTCAGAAAATGTCCATTCAACTTCTATATCTATTGCGACATCAGTATCACTGTCAGCAGGAAGTATAGAATCAACAGTGGGTGGAATGGTATCATCATAAACATCAACCCTTTTACCGTATCTATATTTTTCTGGCTTTGTTGTGTCTTCCATAACCAACATAGTAACTTCATAAACTGCATTATCATCTTTAGTCTGTTCAACCTCTGATGCTGAAATAGGAAACGTCTTCCAGAACTCATAATTTGCAGTTCCTCCACCAGGTGCCGGGCCATCAATAAATAATTTCTTATATTCAATTTTTGAAGAAGCACCAAAATATAATGTATTATTCTCAACATCAAGTGCTTCATCAGGTAATCCCCAGGCTAACTTCATATTTTCTAAAGTATTTTCTTTCATAGTGAAAGTTATTTCCATCCGATCACCGATTTTTGCCAGACCAATAACTCCTAAATACTGGTCAGCATCATCAAACTCTTTGAATTCTAACTCATTACTATAACTAACTCCTCCCTGAGTGATACCAACATCTCTAGCATCTTCTTTATTACAGCCATAAGGGCCTTCGTAAATATCAGATGGTCCAACCGTAAAGTTACCAGGGTTTCTTACAGCTTTAGTAACTGTCATATAAATTCACCTCTCTTTTTTAATCTTTAATCCAAATATTATAATTTGAACTGAATAAATGATTTCCGTTTTCGTCTCTTCCAATATGGCCCGGTTCATTTTGAGCTTCTAATTTAATCACCCAGGTATCACCAAGCCAGAATTGATATGCTTCTTTTAAAATCTTATGAACTTCTCCAGCTTTACCTATTCCAAGAGGATAACTTTTATTTCTAGTTATCACCTGAAATGTTCTATCTGCTGTACTGTCTTTTCTCGGAGGCCTACCAGGTGTATCATAAAAAGCAACACAATTTATTGGTTCAGGTGGCCTTTTTCCAATAAAAATATCGGTACCAAAAGTACCGACTTCTTTTTCTTCAACATATTCAACTACTTTCTTAAGTAAAATACTCACCTGACACCACCTTCTTTATCTAAAGCAGCTTCTATTGCTGCAGCCAGTCCTTTAATATATTCAGGAGATTTCTCTTTAAGAGGGGTTTCTAAATATTTAGCTTCACCATCTAGATGGTTTAAATCCTGTTCTTCATGCTGATAAGTAGCATAAGGAGTATTAAAAGCTACCTCTCCAATTAATTCATCAATAAATTGCTGCAGGGATATGTTACCTGCTTTAAAATCTCTAACTACCTCAGCTGCATTAGAACCAGAGCTCTCAGTATGAGCTACCTGATCATCATTTAACTTGGCAATACCAGACCCTCTTAAATAACCAGTATCTTTTGGTGCCTTTCTCATACCTTCACCTAATAAATCCATAATAATTCCTGCCATTTCATCTGCAGCAGCTTTTAAAGCAATATCTTCTGCTTTATCCAAAGCCTTTTGAACTCTCTTAATATCCTCTTCCATTTTTTCAACATCTAATTCAAATAAAGGTTCATTTTTCACTTTAAATACACCCTTAAAT